ACCCAATAGTTGACGAATGCTGTTTACATGTCTGTGATGAAACGATTGACCCATGTGTGACTTATGTTTATGGTGGAAAGGTGCTAGACATAAATGGATGTATAATAGACCCAGTAGGGGGAGCATATGTAGAGTGCGATTATGTTGAATAGTAGTTTACAAAAAGACAAAAATTAATTAAGTTTAAGACATGGCAGAAAAATACACAATTTATCAAAGATTAGGCGGTTTATTCGGAACCGGAGGAGGACCTAAAGAACCAACAGGTGTACCACCTACATACAATTTTAATTCACAAGAATTATTAAGAACTACTAACAAACAAGATTATGATACCGCTAAGTTAGCTTCACAACAGGCAGCGTACATGAACAACCAATGGAAAAAGGTTGAGTCTCAGTTATATACACAAGCTGTATATTACGAACCTACAAGATTAGCAGCTTACTATGATTATGAATCTATGGAGTTTACTCCGGAGATATCAGCAGCTCTAGATATCTATGCTGAAGAATCTACAACGATTTCTGAAAAAGGATTTATGTTGAATGTTTATTCCGAGTCAAATAGAGTTAAAACTATATTGACAGATTTATTTAATAATATAATGGATATCCACACAAATTTACCGATGTGGACCAGAAATATGTGTAAATATGGTGATAATTTTGTTCACCTAAAAATTGACCCAAAGAAAGGTATTGTTGGTGTAAATCAATTACCTAATATGGAAATAGACCGTGTTGAACACGGGATGTCTTTAACTAGACCTGAAGATGTGGACGAAGATAAAGGAGTTAAATTCGCTTGGAAAAACAAAGAGATTGAATTCAATACTTGGGAAATGGCCCATTTTAGACTATTATCTGACGATAGAAGATTACCTTACGGAACATCAATGTTAGAAAAGGCTAGAAGAGTATGGAAACAATTATTATTGTCTGAAGACGCTATGTTAATATATAGAACATCTAGAGCACCAGAACGTAGGGTGTTTAAAGTTTATGTAGGTAATATGGACGATAAGGATGTAGAAGCTTATGTGCAGAGAATCGCTAATAACTTTAAACGTGACCAGGTTGTAGATAACAAAACAGGTAATGTTGATTTAAGGTATAATCAGATGGCTGTTGACCAAGATTTTTTCATACCAGTAAGAGACCCGAATTCACCTAACCCTATTGACACATTACCAGGAGCACAGAATCTTAGTGAGATTGCCGATATAGAGTATATCCAAAAAAAGTTATTTGCTGCATTAAGAATACCTAAAGCTTTTCTTGGATTTGAGGACGTTGTCGGTGAAGGTAAAAATTTAGCTTTACAAGATATTAGATTTGCTAGAACAATTAATAGAATTCAGAAAGCTATGGTTCAGGAATTAAATAAAATAGCTATTATTCATTTGTACGTATTAGGATTTGAAGATGAGTTGGATAACTTTACACTAGGTTTAGCTAATCCATCAACACAAGCTGAATTACTTAAGATTGAACAGTGGAAAGAAAAAGTTACTTTATATAGAGACGCTACAACTGACCCAGGAAGTGGTATATTGCCAGTTTCATCTACATGGGCTAAGAAGAATATTCTTGGTTTCTCTGATGAAGAAATTAAATTGGACTTACAACAACAAAGAATGGAGAAGGCTATAGGTGAGGAACTTAATAATACAGCTACAATAATTAAGAAAACTGGAATATTTGCCAATATAGATAAGTTATATGGTGAAATGGCATCAGATGATGAAACTGGTGAAGCAGGTGGAGCTGGTGAGGTTGGTGGTGATATGGATGCTGGTGAGATGGATTCTGGTGCAGAAGTAGGAGGAGGGCCTCCTGCCGATACTGCTGGTGCTGAAGATTTAGAACTATCTGATATAGGAGAATCAGATTTGCCATTAATATTGGAGAGAAAAAATAACAATAATAGACTACAATTAGATAAGAGTAGTTCGGGTCTTAACAAGGTTACTGAAAAATTAGATAGTTTATTGAAAGAGTAGATATTTATAGATAAATAAATTACTATGTTCGGAAAATACAAACAAACTATATTCAACACCTTATCAAACTCGTACTCGAATAAAAAATTATTTAAGAAGTCATTTAATAAGACGATGGACGGTCTTAAAGAAGACAAAGTACTTAGAGAATTTTTTGTTGGCTACGGTAATATTGAGGGTAAGAATTTCACAGACAAGACTAAAGCTGCGAAATACCTAGATGAAATTGTCACTGTTCTTAAAGATAAAAAATCACAACTTAATTTTCAAAATTTAAAGGAATCAACAAATAACATTTATAATGATTTAGATACTTTAATTTTTAAATCTAGTGTAGGTAACATCGATGATGTTATTGGCGCTAAGGAGTCTTTAATTGAACACATGACTAGAAAGGTAAAAGATTCCACAATTGATAAAGCGGTGTCCTCAACAATATTTAGTCATATCGCAACTAAAAAATATAACGAAAAGTATTCTACTTTATCTGAGGAAGATAGAACTAAACTAAAACAATTCTTATCTATGAATAAATCGGAGATTAAGGAATATACTGATAATTTAAAAGAAGAAACTCTAATAAAATTAAATACAATTAAAGAAGATACTGACAAAATAGACATGAAAGAAAAAATTCAGAATGTTATGGAGGGTGTTACAAAATCAGGGTCTGATTTATTATCTATCGTTAAGATGGAGAATCTAAATAAATCGTTAATCAAATAAAACTATGAAAGGAGGATTTTTAAAAAACATGTTAAGCAGTGGAAGTAAAGTATCAAGTAAAAGAGTTGTTACATTTATATGTCTGTTATTTATGTTAATTGGTTATACATCAAATTTATTTTGGGATTTTACAGTAGACCCGAATTTATTCCAATCCCTACAGTGGATTGTAATGGCGGGATTAGGATTTACCGCATCTGAAAATTTTGGTAAAACACCACCAGAACCACCTGCAGAAGAACCTACATCACCTTCACATACTACAGTGACTCATGAATATGATTACGATGAGGCTAATCCAGAAACACACTAAACTATTAAACCCACCTACACGGTGGGTTTTTTGTTAATATCTTTGACTAGACCGGATATCTTTAGTATCTTTTCAGTATGAAGAATGGGAAAAAAATTAAATTAGATTTAAGCAAGGTATACAAAACAAATTATGGAACTGTGGATAATAAGAATTTTAAATCCACATATCTAACTGTCTCCTGTTGGGCAGAACCAAATAAAGAAGAAGAGTCTTGGGAACGAGTCATTAAATCATTACGTAGAGATATTAAGTCACAACTGTATAACACGGTAGACATAGATATTTTCAAAGAAGAGAAATCAATAATAGACTTAGATATTAGGTCAAGTGGTATTAGAACTGGTAAAAGGAGTTATCTTAATTGTGAGATGACATTATTTGTAAAATCAAATATAGAATTTAAATCAGAAAAGATTAATTATTCTGTAACCGGAATATTAAATGGATTAATAGAAAACGTCTTCGAAACCAACAAATACTTTAGATTCCACAAAACTAAATCATAAGATAGAATTTAACCATTGTAATAGTATTTATATTAAAAGACTATTATGAAATTATTAAAACCAAATGAGATAGGTAAAGGTATATTGATTGAACATGACGCGGGACATATCTCACCATCTGACAATAGACATATCATAAAGGAAATTAAGGAAAACAGCAAGGATACACCAATAATGATGTACGCTGTTCTTCAGAAAGCCGGAGTAGAAAATAGAAACGGTAGGGTATACCCAAAAGAAATCTTAGAAAGAGAAGTAAACAAATACCAAACACTTATAGAACAAGGAAGAGCACTTTCCGAATTAAATCACCCAGAATCATCTTTAGTTGACCTAGAAAGAAGTTCCCATAGAGTTGTTAAAACTTTTTGGGAAGGAGACGTCTTAATGGGAGAACTAGAAATCTTAACATCACCAGCATACCAATCTACTGGTATTATATCTTGTGTTGGTGACATAGCAGCTAACTTACTTAGACACGGAGTTACTTTAGGTATATCATCTAGAGGAGTCGGGTCAATTAAATCAAAGGGAAACCAAAATATCGTACAAGAAGACTTTGAATTAATTTGTTTTGATTTGGTATCTTCACCATCCACACCAGGTGCTTATTTATTTAATAATGTAGAGGACCGTGAAAAATATGACGAAACTTTAGGTGAAGAAAAAGAAGGTACTATGTCAATAGATACTTCAGCTGGTAACGATTCACTTAACTTAATGAAAAAATTAGACAGTTACTTAGGGGAGTTATAAAACTTTTCTATGGTATTAATATCTATAGGACGTATTTTCTTCTACTCCTACATATTTATATGTAAATAAACTAGTTTAAATAAAAATTTATAAATGACTAAAAAATCTATTTTAGAAGAAGCTCTTCTCGAAGCTCAGGCTTTAGAGGAGGCTGTTAAAACCAACGCAAAAGAAATACTTGCTTCTACTATGAAGCAAGAAATTGAGGAATTAGTAAAAGAATCTCTTAACGAACAAGAGATTGAATTTGATGCAGAGGAAGAAGATGAGGTAATGGATGATGAAATGGTAGACGTAGATGACGATGAGGAATCTGACGTTGAATTTGATTTGACCGCTTTACCTGAACCAGAACAAGGTAGCATAGACTACGATGAAGAACCTCTAGACTTAAGAGACGCATCTGATGATGAAATCCTAAAAGTTTTTAAACTTATGGGAGATTCTGATGGTGTAATCGTTACTCAAGACGACGACGTTATTGACATAGTTGATGACAAAGCTGGCGTAGAGTATAAAGTCGAATTAGGAGAATCTACTCTTGAAGACGAAATCTTAGAATCATTGAAGGATACTGCAAATGAAGAAACAGTATTTGAAATTGAAATTAATGAGGACGCCCTAGATGGAATGGACGAAGACCCTAAAGCAACTGACGGACCAGTCAAAGTCGATGAAGACGAAGACGAAGCTAAGGAAGAAGAAGCTCACGAAGCATCCAGAACATTAGGGATGGGTGATGAGAAAAAAGGTGGACTTCCGAAAACTAGAGGTAGTAAACCTTCAGCTGTTAAAGAGTCAAGACGCAAACCAGTAACATCAAGAAGAACTGTGAGTATTCAAAAGAAATATAATCAGTTAGTAGAACACTCTAAAAACCAAAATGAACTAGTTGAAAAACTAATGATTGAGAACAAAAACATGAAGTCAAAAGTTTCTGAATATAAAAACGCCCTAGGTGATTTTAGAACTAAGATTAATGAAGTTGCAGTTTTCAACAGAAATTTGGCTTACGCAACAAAACTTTTTACTGAACATTCTACTTCAAAAGAAGAGAAAATTAATATCATGAGAAGATTCGATTCTGTCGAAACTTTAAATGAAGGTAAAAATCTTTATGATACGATTACAACTGAATTAGTTAAAACACCTGTTAAATCAGAGAACACTAAAACAATTAATGAATCTATCGCAAAGAAAATAACAAAGACACCAAAAACGGGTTCAACTAACTTAATCGAGAACAAGGTTTACGAAAGTCCTCAAATTAGTAGAATCAAAGACATGATGTCTAAGTTATCATAATAAATAACACTCAATTAAAAAATAAATAAAAATGGGAGCATTATTAGAATCAGGTATGGTTGGTAACATAGGTTTAAAACACTTAAAAGTTATCAGAGAAGATACCATCAGCAAATGGGACAAGTTAGGGTTCCTTAACGGACTTAAAGGTCACGGAAGAGAAAACATCGCTCAGTTATATGAAAATCAAGCGACTCACCTAATTAACGAACAAACGAGTTCGAACGCTTCAGGTTCTTTCGAAACTGTAGTATTTCCAATAATTAGAAGAGTATTCTCTAAATTATTGGCAAACGATATCGTTTCTGTACAAGCAATGAACTTACCAATTGGTAAATTGTTCTACTTCGTACCTAAAATTTCAAATAGAAATGCAAATAATCTACATACTCATACAAATCCAGTAGGAAGTGGTTTAGGTAATGACGCAACTACTTACAACAATGTTAATTTATATGACCAATTCTATGAAGATGGACAAGGTCTTTTTGACGCATCTAAAGGAGCGTATTCTGCAATGACACGAAATACTGCTATAGTAGTTTGGGGTCCTGATGGTACACTTGTTAGTGGAAGAACTGATAATGTTCTTTGTTCTGCTGCTACAAGAACTGTACTTTTAGCTATGACTGGCTTTAATAATGCTGGTGCAGGTAAATTGATTGGACCAACAGGTAATGAAATGGACACTGAAGAGTTTTTAGCTTCACTTTCTATTACTTCAAGCAACGCTATTACATGTTGTAACTATGATGTTGGTAATTCTACTACTGTAGTAGCCGCTGCAGGTGGAGCTGTTCCTTATAGACTTGTAACTCAAAAATACGGAAAAGGTATTGTTGAATACGGGTCTCAAACGAGTACACTTACACCGGGTGGTTCATATTTAGACATATGTGACGCAACTGGAACTATGTATATAGAATTAGATATTTCATGTCCAGCATGTATTTCATGTGATTCTGTTGATGGTTATATGGGTTCTACAATACCAGGTGGTACTGTATTTAGAGCAAATTGGAGATGGTATAATGACTTAGAGTTCGAAACTGAATTAGGTGAAGTATCATTTGATTTAGAATCTGTAACAGTTTCTGTAACAGAGAGAAAATTAAGAGCAACTTGGTCTCCGGAATTAGCACAAGACGTTTCTGCATTCCATAATATCGACGCTGAAGCTGAATTGACAGCTTTATTATCTGAAGAGATTGCAGCTGAGATTGACAGAGAAATCCTAAGAGACTTAAGAAATTCAGCTTCTTGGACTTTAAGATGGGACTACAACGGTTGGAAGAGATTCACAGCTGGTCAAGCTCCATACACTCAAAAAGATTGGAACCAAACTTTAATTACTGCGGTTAACCAAATTTCAGCACAAATTCACAAGTCTACTTTAAGAGGTGGGGCTAACTGGATTGTTTGTTCTTCTGAGATTTCTGCAATTTTTGATGATTTAGAGTATTTCCACGTGTCTAACGCTTCTGCTGACCAAGACCAGTACAATATGGGTATTGAAAAAGTAGGTACGTTATCAGGTAGATACACTATATACAGAGACCCTTACTTCCCAGTGAATAAGATGTTAATGGGACATAAAGGAACTTCATTGTTAGATACTGGGTACGTTTACGCACCATATGTACCATTACAATTAACTCCAACTATGTACAATCCATTCAACTTCGCTCCGATTAAAGGAATTATGACTAGATACGCTAAAAAGGTTGTAAATAATCGTTTCTACGGAATGATTACTGTTGATGGTGTAAGAACTTTCGATATGAGAGAATTAAGATAATTAATCTTAATATATAATATTAAAGAGGAACTTCGGTTCCTCTTTTTTTATTTGCACTAATTTTTTATATTATATGTGATTACATATATTTTATGTGCAATTTATTATATTATATGTTTTCACATATAATATAATGACTTTACTGTCTATAATCTGAAGGGGGGTTACCGAAGTAATTAGCTTGATTAACAACTTGAAATTTTAACACGTCAGAGATTTTGTTAATTTCTTGATTAGAAACGGATTTAACATCTATATGATATTCATTAGGTATCATGTCACCAGTATCGACTATAAAGTAATTCTGGTTATAGGCTATATTAATATCAGTCCAAGGATTTGTATCTAACTGTGTTGTACCTTGATTTACATAAATTCTATACTGTAGTAAGTCTATAGCTTCTGGTTCTTCAGTGGTATATTGTTTTCTAGCTGAAACAGTGACTTTTCTAACATCACCGTTAACTATTTTTTCATCCATTTTAATACCGGATATAGAATAACCATAATGTTTTGGTTTAGCACTGTTTGGTCCTAAAGTAATATATTCATTGTTGTCTCTTAATACAAACCTATTAGTTACATCACCATTACAAATACCATTAACTGTTACATTTGACCAAACATCAGTAAACATACATGGTGTTGTGTAAGTATCACAAGGAATTGTTACGGGTATACAATAAACACCTTCAGTAACTTGTGAGGAGGTTATCTGAGTACCAACTAGAGTACCAGAAACGTCATATATGTTTGCTACAGGAATGGTTGTCGAATTAGTTGGGACTCCCCCCACATTAACATGTAAGTATAGGTAACTTGTTACACCTTCGTAAAAATGATACCTAGAATCTTTTATAGTGTCATTAAATTCTGTCTCCAAGAATGGTTCAAAAAAGGTCTGTGTGTATCTACTAAAAAATCCTACAGAATAACTTTCAGTTAAACCTGTCATATTTTCATATTGTCTAGCAAAGGCTATACCTAAACCATTAGTTATTGTACCAGCAAGAACACCATTAATATATGGGGTAATATCCATCTCGATATTCTCATTACCATTGTCAAAATGTTGTGTCTGTAATATTATTGGTAGATTCGCAACATAGTCGTATATACCAGGAACAGTCCAGGGTGTTATGGTTGTACTATCGTCCCAGTTACTAGGTCTAGTATCAAAAGACCTATCATCGTCCATTGTTGATGTTAGTAACATATCTGAATAGTCATAACCAGTACCTTCATCCCAGAATTGTGGGACAACAAATAGTATTAAGTCAAAGGATACAGCTCTTTTATTTGATTTAGCGGTTCTAGTATTAAATAAGTCGTCATCAAAGAATGATGTGTTAACCATTCTAAGTGTATGTTTTGCTGGGTAATTATTACAAGCACCATCCAAATTAATTCTACCATCATCTACTTTTTCTTGTAAATCAACTAAATCTAAATCAAATATAAATCTACTATGTTTTTGACAAATTAATTCCCTTGTGTATCCAGTAATGGTTGTACCCAAGTAATCTGTACAAGTATCACTAGCTAAACCAGTATTGACACATTTGTAAGCATTAGTACCACTATCACCGTAATATAATTCAGTTACGGGATTTTTAGCTGTATTGACAGGGTTATCACTAAGGATAGTATTGTTTTTTGTAAAATATGATTTGTGTATAGACATAATTAATTCTTTTTATATAAATATTAATTAATACGTATATGTTTGTTTAAAACTGTATTTCCCGCTGATTTTATTAATGTCTCCACATCTTTCTTCTCAACGGACGTTCCTTTTGCTTTATCTATTGGCTGTGTTCCAGCTGTACCATGCTCATGGTTTTGAATCCAATCCCACATCTGTGTTAGTAAAATCAATAACTGTTCACCCCTAACTAACGGTTCCATATTATCCCTACTCATCTTAACTAAGTTTTTTTGGTTAACCCCTACATTATCACCTAATTCGTGATTATCTGATTTAAATGACGTAACCAACGGTGTAGGCTTACCTTTTTCAGGTATAGTTTCATCATAAGAAAATAACAGTATCTCATTACTTAATATGGTTGTTATTCCCTGTGTTCTTGCTTCGTAAGACTCTACATCTATTTCTGTGGTTTCTGTCTTAACGTCTGGAAATACATTATTTTTGGAAAAAATCCTACCAAATTGTTCAACACCTAATAAAGAAATTTTATGGAAAATAGTGTCTATAACTAATGAAAATTTTGTTGGCCTAAAATAAAATGGATGTAAATTCATTAATTTTTCTAGATTTGGTGTCATAGAATTGAAGTTAATCTCGTCCTCAAACACTTTTTGGTATGAAGTTCCAATACCTGTAGGGGTAGACACAAAGTTATGTGGGGGTGAACCAACATTATCGTTTTGTGCCTGGTATAAAAAATCATTTAAAAGTCTTATAGTCTCATCCTCTGTATGTGCCGCAAACCTCAACACACAAATAAAGTTTTTATTTGAGTGGTTTGATACGTCTGTTGACACACCAAAGTCACCAGACAACAATGGTTCTTTACCATCTTTTGGTGTTAAGTTATAAATTGATATAAACCCATCATATATTTTAATTGTCGATGACCCACTAAAGTATTCGGAAGTTATTTCGTACTCTATTATGTGCTTTAATGGAGCATCATCTTTGACCTCCTTCTTTTCTTCTTTTTTGGTCAATGATAGTTCTTGACTGTAATTATCTAGTTGTATTACTGATTGTGTAAAATTAGTCTTTGGTATTTTAACTTCTTTGTCTTGTGGTTGCG